GGGGCGCAACGCAGTGCAACAACACCCATCATCGCAAGATGATGAAAGTCCAACCAGAGGGAGCTTCGATGTCTACACATGTGAGCCCGCTTGGCACTTAGCCGCCGATCCAGAACATGGAAAAGGCAGCTGCCGGGCGGGAAGTACAAGAGCACTTGGCGTATGGTACCTCCGTATATTCCACCGGAGGACGCTGTCGCTAGTGGTTCTTTCTCACCTGTTGTAGAGAATCAGATTACTGATTCGGAGGGCCATCCGTGGAAGGTTAGTTCTTCACCTTCCTCAGGAGACATTGGTGGTGAGTTTTACACTCAGAAACGGTACGCGACTATCCAGCCGCAACCCGTCCATCTCCGCGAGGAGATCACCAATTCGTTTGGAAATACGAACATTGTCACGTATGACGGTGTCGCTTTCCCAATTGTGCCTGAGACTGCGGCGTGGCCGCCAAGTGGTCAGTCATCATCGATGACGCTAGACCAGCTAGGTGCCACAGCAGTTTCACGGTGCAAGCCCACTAACTCAGTTGCAGACGTCTCCGTCGCGATCGCAGAACTTTTGCGAGAGGGACTTCCCCACAAAGTGGGGCAGCTGTTCTGGAAGTCCAAGACCGATGCCGCCCGTAAGGCGGGGTCGGAGTACTTGAACCTACAGTTTGGCTGGATCCCCATCATCTCCGAGGTCGAGAAATTCGCCAAGGTAGTGATGGAGGCTGACAAGCTGCTCGCTCAGTATGAGCGGGACGCGGGTCGGGTTGTCAGGAGACGCTACAACTTCCCATCGAAAAGGTCGGTAAGTGCCGAGGTCATATCTACCGGAGTAGCTGCAAAGCTGCCACCGGGGATCACTGCCTTTACGGACACTGCCAACCTAGGGGACGTGGTTAGGACCCGTGAGACGGTCCAACGTCAGTGGTTCAGCGGCGCTTTCACGTATCACATTCCGCGCGGATACAATTCGCGTAAGGAGATGGAACGTAAGGCACTGCTTGCCAACAAGATTCTTGGCATAGAACTGACGCCACAAGTACTGTGGAACCTCGCTCCCTGGAGCTGGGCAGTCGATTGGTTTACCAATACCGGAGATGTTGTTTCTAATCTCACGGACTGGGCCTTCGACGGCCTTGTAATGCGGTATGGCTACATGATGGAACATACCATCGTTTCCGATAGCTATGCCCTCACTCGCGGGGGCCATCGCGGCCTCGCGGGCGGTGTCGCCGGTTTCACCCTAGTCACTGAGACGAAGGTGAGAAGGCGAGCAAACCCCTTTGGTTTTGGCGTTTCTTGGGAAGGCCTCACAGCCTCCCAGGTCGCCATCGCTGCGGCTCTTGGCTTGTCTAAGAGCTGAAGACAGTTGTTGTACCTGTCGTCAAACACCTAGACGGACTTGCCGTCTACGAAAAGGAGTACGCCTCATGTCATTTACCGACCCACTGTCCATCACGATTGGGGGTACCACGACTTCCCTGCCCCGCGTTTCCACGGGCGCAAACAAGTCTGAGTACCTTTCGTCGGATGGGCTGTTGAAGATCCTCGCGTCTCACGCATACAATGCGCGCAGAACGCGTAGGGTCATTAGGCTCGACCACTCGAAGGTCGCAGCATCGCTCCTCGTGCCGTCCCAGAATGAGGTGTTCTCGTCGTCCATTTACATGGTCGTCGATCACCCACGATTTGGGTACACGAATGCGGAGCTGCTGGCCATCGAGGAGGGCTTCGATGCCTTCCTCGATGCGAGTACCAACCAGATCGTCACCAAGCTTCTCGGTGGCGAGTCGTGATGATCAAACTCACGACCATGTGCGGATGGAAGAACAGCACGTTCTCCCGTTCGTCCTGGAGCTAGGACATCCGATCCCCCTTGAATACATCAGGGGACCGGGACCAACACCCAGGACCGCCACATGACGGTTGGAAGCGTTCCAGCGACAGTCCAAAGAGGATCGCGGTTACCTTCACGGTGACCACAACGGTTCTCTGGGCTACGCTGGTAATGCTTGTCGGATACCTTTCGGACTCGCGAATCATATTGAGTCCGGACACGGGTTTGAAACCGTGCTCCCAAGAAATTCAGGAGAGGTAATCGGTATACCGCGTGCAGGCTAGGAGGTAAACCCACCATCAGGAGGGAAACCTGAAAAGCCTATTGTTACTCTGGAAGGAGCTAGCATTAGAACTCGCTAGCTATTGTTGCACAAGCGCCGACCGTGACATCAAAACCGTCACGGCGCGGTGCGAACACGAGGGAGTGTCGTTTCTGACGATCTCCCTTCCCCAATTCGGAAAAGACTTTGAAAGAAGTCTCGACCGTGGGGTGGTTGAGCGCGACCTGTTTGCTGGCTTCGGCTGGCAGGCTGGTCTCCCCAGAATGTTCGGGGGTTTCCTCGCTCTAGTGTTCGACCGCAACACTGGTATCTTGCTGGATGAGCCCAACATTGAGGCTATTCGAGCCGTGCGTCAGCTTACGCTGATGTGTGGCAAAATAGACCTTGAATGCTCGAAAGAGAGAACGCGTAAGGCGTTCCAAGGGTTTGTCCAGTGTGAGAAGGAAGTCGAAGTTGCTAACTCGCGACTTCTGGGAAACCCCATTGAATTGGAGGATTTCCGGAGAGTGAGTAAGTTGCTGTTTGGGTCGGTGCTAGACTCGGTTGAGAGAGATCTCATATCGGGCGAATATCTCCCCAAACACGGTCCGGGTGCTACTGCCGATGCTCTCGTTGGTAACGAGAAGTACGGACAGAATACCTGGCCGCTACGTCTAGAACCCTATTTTCCTTTCCTGGAGAATGTGGTTCCAAGCTGGTCACTGATGGATATCAGAGAGCAGTTGGACGGTATCGATTTCCTCGAACCTGGTCGGGAGTTACCTGTGAAGGTGATTTCCGTTCCTAAGACGCTGAAGACACCACGAATCATTGCTAT